ATTTTTGATGATGCGGTACTAGATGACCTAGTTGTTACTGGTATAGCGTCTCTAAACATAGTAACATTTAACACGGGTGTTGGAACAGCACTTACTGTAACAGATCTAAATGTAGAAAAAATTAAGATTGATGGAAGCGATTTTGATGTTCTGGATCCAACATTTGAGTCCCTATCAGTTACTGGTTTCTCCACGTTCGGTGGTCTGAATACCACTGGATTCTCTACATTCTATCAGAACTTAAGAGTAGAACAAGACCTAAAAGTAGGTGGTAATATTGACCTAGAAGATCTAGGTGCTGGTAATATTTCTGTAGCGGGTACAGTAACTACCAATGGTCTAGCATTTAATGTAGGTATTGGTACTTCACTTACTGTAACAGATCTAAATGTAGAAAACATTAAGATTGATGGAAGCGATTTTGATGTTCTAGATCCTACATTTGAATCCCTATCAGTCACTGGTTTCTCCATGTTCGGTGGTCTGAATACCACTGGATTCTCTACGTTCTATCAGAATGTACGTATTGATAATGATTTACAAGTCGGCGGGAACATCTCACTTGATGATCTTGACTCTGGTAATATCAGTGTCGGTGGTACTATCACCACGAACAGCCTAGTATTCAACGTTGGTATTGGTACTACTGCCCAGTTTGAAGACCTAATTGTAACTGGAATCTCCAGCCTTCAGACTATCACTGGCTTTGGTTCTGCTCTACAGTTCCTACCAGCTGGATCTATCAGTACCTCTGTTGGTATTGGTTCAACCATTCCCCCCACTGAACGACCGACAGGGGAACCAATCCAAGCTGGCGATCTATGGTTTGATGCCCAAGATTTAAGACAGTACACATACTATGTTGATCCTAATGGTGACGCACAGTGGGTAGATTCTAACCCACCCCCAACTCAACCTTCTCTACGATTTACTGGAGATGATAGTGAAGTAGGTGAAGTTGATATTCAAAATGCAGTCTTTAGTATTACTGGTAAAGAGAATCAGATATTAACAGATGTTATTCCCAACACACCTAGAATTGAAGTTGGACTATCAACCAATGTTACTATTGATGGTAGCCTATCAGTAGGAACCACAGCATTCTTTGGTGATTCTGTTGCTATTGGTAACACACTATTTGTAACTAGTGATGTAGTTGTTGGTGGTGGTATTACATTCAGAGGTGATATTACTGTAGAAATTGATACCGAACTAATAGGTAATGTTAATGTTCTAGGTATCGCAACATTCAATGAGCTTGACTTTGTTATTGGTGTGGGTGATACACTCACACTAGAAGATCTCAATGTTAATGGTACTATCAATGCTAATGGAACTGGTGTTGCTACTATTGGTGGTTCACCATCCTTTGAGAACCTAAATGTTACTGGGATTACTACACTAGGATTTACTACAATTCAAGGTAACCTTAATGTTACTGGTGATCTAATAGTTAATGATGATATTGTATTTGATGAAGCCACACTAAGGAAAATTAATGTTTCTGGTCTAGCATCTCTAAATCAACTAACATATAATACTGGTGTAGCAAAGACTCTAACCGTACAAGAGAGGCTATTTGTAGATACTGCAGAGGTAGACTTAAATTCAGACATACGTGTTGGTGGTCTATCAACATTCGTTGGGTTCGCAACATTCCAAAACGGCTTATCTGTTCTAGGTAACCTTAATGTTACTGGTGATATTGTTTCTAATGATGCAACCTACGAAGATCTAACAGTAACTCAGACATTAACATCAGATAATGATTTACAAGGTAATAGAGGTAACTTCAAAGAACTAACAGTAACTGATGACTTCAAATCCAATGGAACGGCTACTTTATTTACAGTAGGTGTTCAGACAGTATCTATCTCAACCGAATTATCTGTTAGTGGTTTAACTACACTCACCGGAGAATTTGAATTTACTGAAGGCGAAGGTTATGAACTAACAGTACAGAACCTCAACGTAAATGCTGGGGGTAATGTTAATCTTCCTGGTGTTGCCTTTACAAATAAGGATGCAGTATTCCCCAACTTAAAAGTGCTTGGTGTATCCACATTCATGGGATTTGTGGATACACAATCTGATATTGAAGTTACTGGTATTGCAACCTTCGGTACAACTATCAAAGTAGATGGTGTAAACAGAAGAATTGATGTAGGTGGTTCATTCATTCAGGGTGGGAGTGCTATCCCATTTGTAGAAGCAGAGATTAGCTCAGGCAAAGCTACATTTACCAAGTTAGATATTACCAGCAACTCAGATAAATCATCATTTGCAGGTAATGTTGAGGTTAGTGGAGAACTACAAGTTAGTGCAGCAAGTACATTTGCAGCCCTTGCAGCTCAATCAATTGATGTTGCTAACAGTGTACTTATTGGTGACGACTTAACAGTAGATAATAACCTAGAGGTTAAGGAGAGGACTGACCTTAAGGATCTATATGTAACTGGTATTGCTTCACTTAATGGTGCTAGCTTCGGGGACGGTGGCGAAGCTACATTCGAAAAGATTAATGTAACGGGTCTATCCTCACTCACTTCAGTAACCGTATCAGAAACTCTTGGTATTAGTGGTCTAACCACTATGACCGACTTGATTGTTAGTGGTGTAGCTACAATTGCTCTAACATCAACAACCAACTTAAAGTTTACTAATGGGGATGGTTATGACCTAGAAGTTCAAAGACTCACAGTTCCTCCAGATGGTTTTGTTAGCTTACCGGGAATCCCAGTTAGTGGTGGCTCTGCTACATTCAATGAACTTAAGGTCACTGGAATATCAACATTCGCTGGTATCACAACATTCTCATCAAATATCTATGTAAATGGTGACCTAGTAGTTGAAGGAAACCAAGTATTTGGTGGAATTAGTGGTGAAAATATCAATGTTACTGGTATTCTTACTGCACGGGACTTGAATGTTAGTGCGGCATCAACATTTGCTGGTATTGGTACTTTCCAAGATGACTTATATGTTGAAGGAAACTTCTTTGTAAAAGGTAATCAGGTATTCCAAGGTGGCGCACAAGCACAAAACTTTAATGTAACAGGCATTACTACCACAGAAAACTTGAAAGTTAATAATGAATCAACTTTCGCTGGTGTTAGTACTTTCCAAGACGATTTGTTTGTTGCCGATGACCTATTCGTAGCAAGGAATGCGAATATTGTAGGTATTATTACTGCCCAAGATCTTAACTCAACATCAGATAGGAGAGTCAAGGAGAACATTAAGCCTATTGATGATGCCCTCAATAAAGTAACTCAACTAAATGGTATTACTTTCAACTTTATAAATACCGGAACTAAATCTGCTGGTGTGATTGCACAGGAAGTTGAGGCAGTATTCCCTGATATGGTCAAGGGAGATTTCCCCAAGTCAGTCAACTATAATGGATTGATCGGTGCTCTTATTGAATCAGTTAAAGAACTCAAAGAACACAACGAATCACTCAGAGATAGAATTGAAAAACTAGAATCTTAAACTTTGATAAATAATAGAAGGCTTACTTAGCCTTTTTGTACGTACTCAAAGAAACTAAGAGGAAAAGAAACAAATGTCCTATAAAATTAAGAACAACATATTTCTTAATGATAGTAGAGAGCTTATCGGTATTAATACTGCTGGTATTACTACAACACTCTACGTAGGTGATTCAGCCGCTAATCTAATCACATTAGACGGCGAAAATGGTAATATAGATGTAAGTGGAACCTCAACCTTAGACGGTGACGTTACACTTGGTGCAAATCTCAGCTTTGCTGGTGCAACTGCTGGAGAAAATGCAAGTGGAATTACAACTAATCTTGATTCATCAGCAGGAGCTACTGAACTAGCTACTGCGGAAGGTGTTAAGACATACGTTGATACTAAGATTTCAGAAACAGGTGGTACTCTAACTTTTGGTAATGGTACTACAACTAGTACTGTTGATATTAGTACTGAAACATTTACGATTGCGGGTACTAATCTAGAGATTGAGACTTCCGCAGCTGGTCAGACTCTAACAATCGGTCTAACCACCAGTGTTTCTATCGGCGGTTCTATGACCGCTGGTAATAAGTTCTATGGTGATGGTTCTGAACTAACCGGTATTACTGGTAGTAACGTCGATCTAACTGGTACTGATCAGTCATTCAAAACTGTAGTAATTACTGAGACTGTTGGTTATGGATTGACTGTTAATAGTGATGCCAAGATCAAGGGCAACCTAGTAATGGAGGGACAGATTCACGGTCCTTCCGAGTTTGTTATTGACCCAGCAGTAATTGGGGATAATACTGGTACTGTTATTATTAGGGGTGACCTAGTTGTAGAAGGTACTGAATTCATTGTTAATTCAGAGACCCTTCAGATTGCTGATAAGCAAATTGGTCTAGCAACAAATATTACCAGTGCTCCTCTATTAGAAGATTCCGGTATTACCATTGGTCAACCCGGATCCGCTATTGAAGAATCATTCTTATGGGACTTCTCATCTCAGTCATTCCAGTCATCCGCTGGTCTTGGTGTAACTGATGGTGGTGGTTTCTATGCTGGTGATACAGAAATCCTAACATTAGCTACCTTAGGTTCTACTGTACTCAACTCTTCACTAACAAGCGTTGGTTCTCTAACCGACCTAACTGTTTCCGGTGATATTACTGCTGATGGAGACATTGTAGGTGATGACGCTACTAATATCTCTGGTATTAATAGTGTAACTGCTTCCGATTTCTATGGTAGTGGTGCTGGACTAACTGGAATCAATGCTGGTTCAGTTGATCTAACTGGTACTAATCAGTCATTTGAAAGCCTTGAGCTAACTGGTGTTGGTGTTGCTCTAACAGTAACCAACGATGCTGAGATTGGTAATATTGAGGTAACGGGTACTATTCTACCCGCAGCTAATGGTACCGGTTTTGTTGGTAACCTAACAACTCGCTTTGGTGTTGTTGCTGGTAATGTCGGTAACTTCATAAATGGCGATATTGATAATGTACTAGTTGGTACTGGACTATCATTCTCTGGCGGTGACGCTGACGAGATTGTTTCTGGTATCACAACCAATCTTGACGAATCTGCTGGTGATAGTGAGATTGCAACTGCTGGAGGTGTTAAGACATACGTTGATGCCCTGATTGGTGGTGGTGGATCCGTCCAGGCATCCACAATCTTGGTTGCTGATAACCAGGATAACGTAGAATATTCAGTGCCTTTCGCTAGTGCTACTGCTACTAATGCAAGTCTATATTCAGACGCAACCCAACTCAAGTACAATCCTTCAACTGGTCTTCTAGTTGCACAGGATTTCAACTCACTCTCCGACATCCGCTTTAAGGATAACGTAGAGACCATTGACGGTGCAGTAGCCAAGCTACAGCAACTACGTGGTGTTGAGTTCGATTGGAAGCACACACCAGGTTCATCTGTTGGTGTTATCGCTCAAGAAGTTCAAGCTGTTTATCCTCAGCTAGTAACCGAAGGCGAAGAGAAGATCACTGTTAACTATAACGGTCTAGTTGGTCTACTCATTCAGGCTGTTAAGGAACAGGCTGATGAAATCGCTGCTCTAAAAGAGAAGCTTGGTTGATTCATCTATTATAACATAGATGGGGGACTTGACAAAGGTCCCCAAATCAACTACAATCAGCCTTGTCGAGGTTGATAAGTCACTCTAAGTACTTAGAGATTAATAGAGGGACCTCTTTAGGTCCCTTTTTTATTGACCTGATAAATAACTATAGCTATTCCCTTATTATGTTCACAGTGTATTCTAAAGTCAATTGTAAATATTGCGAAGCAATTGAAAAAGTATTCTCAATAAAGAATATAGAGTATAAGAAGAACTTATTGAATGTAGATTACACTAGAGAAGATTTTATTGAGAAATTTGGAGAGCAGGGAACTTTCCCCAAAGTCCTTAATGAGAATGGAGATTTGATTGGAGGAGCTAAAGAAACGGTTCAGTATCTAAAGGATAATGATCTAGTATAAATACAAGAAAGATACCGGAGGAGAGTAAAATGCTCACCCTTTCTATTGTATTTGGTGTTATAATACTCCAAATGTTTCTTTTATTAGGAGGAGTCATTGGGTATCTAGCCTACGGATATCTTTCAGCCCAAGCCTCAGCATTGCCGTCCCACCCAGAGTTTTACGATGCAGAAGGTAACGTATTACCAGATGAAATTCTTGCTATTCGTTTTGAGAATAGCTATGATAACTTGGGTGACTGGGAAGAAGAAGACATTTAAACCTTTATTTTGTAATTATCATGGCAGAAGCGACAACCAAAAAGACACGCACAAGGAAGCCTTCCGCTTCCAAAGTAACTACTACAACTAAAAAGAAGCCAGTATCACTAGAGCTTCCTAGAAATCCCCTTATGTTTGAGATTCTAGACCTAGTTTCTACTCAACGTACTAAGGCTAAGAAAGTAGAAGTACTTGTAAAGTACGAGTGCCTACCTCTACAACAGCTATTGATTTGGAACTTTGATGAGACCGTACTCAGCCAACTCCCCGAAGGTGATGTGCCTTACGGTGACCCAGAAGATCAGTTGAAGTATAGTGGCACACTCTCTGAAAATCTAGCAGATAAGTCACGTCAGATGTATACTGATGGTAACTTCTCACTAGGTAGTGCTGATACTAACGGCAGAACAACTCTTCGCGCTCAGAGTAAGAACTTCTATCACTTTGTTCAAGGTGGTAACCCAGGTCTTTCCGGTATGCGACGTGAGTCTATGTTTATTAACCTCCTTCAGTCGGTTCACCCTCTTGAAGCAGAAATTTTGGTCCTTGTAAAAGACGGACTCCTCTCCGACTCCTACAACATCACCCAAGAAGTTGTAGCTGAAGCATATCCAAATATTCAGTGGGGTGGAAGGGGTTGATTTTCTCCACCCAAAACCTCCCATAAACATTAAGAAAATATAAAGCTCTCTAAATAGTTAGAGAGTATGCTATACTCTTTATACGTTCATCACACAGAAGGCTGTGTGACGCAAGTAGGATGACGCGGAACGGTAAGTATCCTTATGGATATCGTTCATCTCGTCCAAGAGGATGAGACGCAAACGCCACCCGAAGGAACGGGGTTTTTATTAACCTTATTTCTTAGGAGCAAACAAATGCTAGCAGTATACCGTGGTGTCGCTTATGACACCGACCGTAACTTAACGAAAGAATCAGATTACAAAAAAGTATCTGAAACTTATCGTGGTATTGAGCACACCGAAACCGTTAAGGTAGAGGTAGCAAAATGAATACCCTAGACATCATCCGTCAAAAACAGCTCAAAGCACAAAAGCTTCAAGAAGCTAGACTGCTTATGGCTAAATTGAACACCAGAGCGAATATCGCTTGATATCAGGAGCCGCAAGGCTCCTTTTTTTGTGCTATAATGGATCCGAATACATAATACTATGGACCGAGACAAGGTAAAGTTCTTAATTCATT